CTTTTACATTATCAGGTGTAAAGTCAACAGTAACACCAGCAGCTTTTAAGTTCGAATTCGAATTATATACTTGAGCCATAATTAAAATCCGTCCAGCCAACTCTCCGCATTAACTACTGCAGTAGTGACATCACCTGTAGCAGTGTAAATTCTATTAGCATTAGTAAAGTTTTCATTCTCACCAACATTAGCATTTACTTCTTGGATAACATTTCTACCAGAGATTGGTCCGAATAGATTCATCTTCATTTGGAAGTTAAGACTATGTGTAACAAATCTACGAGTTTGGAAATCACCATCGTAGTCATCTTGAACTGATACGCTATTTAAAACAATCGGCACATCAATTTTAACATTCATATCTGGAACAACATTAATTGATAATGTATACTCAGGTGTAAATGTTGGAAGGATTTGCTCAATAATTTGTAGACCATCCTCTTGAGTTTTTGTGAGGATGTATAAAGAAAGATCTAAGTTGTACGGAACAGGAGTATACATAGTGGATACTGCACCAGTACCATCACCGCACTTCAACTGTTGCATACGATTTACTTTTCTTTGCGGATCGTAGTTATATCCAATAATCTCAAATGACATTCTTGGAAGAGTAGTATAAACATTCTGTGTCAAATCTGGATCTTGTTCTAAACGAACTAACCATTTTTCTTTTGGAGCATAAGCAAGAGGTACTTGTAATCTTTGAATTGTAGTTCCAGTAACAGAGTCACCTTGTTTACGATCAATATAGAGGTCACTGAATAGTGAACCAAATCCTACAATGCACTTGCGAATAATTCCGTGATAGTATACATTACTGTTTAACATTATGGGTTATTCTCTCTATCAATCTCACCGAATGGGTTTGTTACACTGAACAATACATCTTGTGCTTCTGTTTTAAACTTATTGTTGTCACCAAATGACTCTGGTTTATCAATATTAATATCGATAGATGAAGTTGCTACAGCACCAGTTCCACCACCACCAGTAAACGATATAACTGGAGCAGTTTGATACTGTTGTCCAGGATTAGTTACATCTACACGAATAATTTTATTAGCATTAACACCAGTACCACGAACAGCAGTTGCTGTCGCACCATATCCCGTGGCGCTTGTAATTACCACTGTTGGCACAGAAGTATATCCAGATCCTTGATTAGTTACTGTGATAGAAGTAACTTCACCTGTAGGAGATCTTGTGGTATTTGTAGTGAATGTTTTAAGAGTTTCAAATGCATCAATCTCAGAGATACCAGTATCAATCTTCTCAGAAGCATACTGGAACAATTCAACTTGCAACTTAAACACATATAACTTACCAAGTTGATAGAATGGATCTTGATGTTTTACAAATTTAATTTCAAATAAACCTTTGGTTAATGGAAAGTAAATTAAATCACCTTCACATGGACGAGTAGGAATAATTGTTTGTCCATAACGACCAACCAACTGATCCCATCTACGACGAGCAACTACCAATGTAGCTGACTGCTCCATCATTAGACCAAACTTCTGAATGAACGCACCCTGTCCGTCAAGTGAGTCTACATTCTCAAAGTACATTTCAATTGGAAACGAAGATGTAAATTTAGATAAACGATCTTCACCAAGAATTTCATCCTTAGAAACTAATGTTCTTGGAATGTACATAAATTCATTACCGTAAATCTTAAGAGATTCGATAATAAGATCTTCAATTAGGTACTGTTCGTTTTTAGTACCATGAGAAAAATAAACATTTGTGCCCATTTTATCGAACCTTGCAGTTGGTGAAATGCCAGCGTTTCATAGCATTATATTGTCCAACTTTATTGCATATTGGACAAGTGTCTGTTTTCTTATTATTAATCTCTAATGACACCTTTTTCTTAACAGTTTCTCTTTTCGCAGCTTCATTAGTGCGTTGCTCTTCTGTTAAACTATTCCAGTATTGATTAATTGATTTTTTGTGACGAGATTTTTGTTCTTCTGTAAACTTCCACCCTTTAGCATACTTAGTTCTATTAAGGTGTCCTCGTTTTAAATTCAACTTACCCTCTTCTGTGTGGGGTTGATTATGAGTAAATTTATCGCTGTTACAATGCATATTATAGAATAGTGGATCTTTATCAGCGTTTACAGCTTTTAATATTGAAGTTTCAAATTTAACCATATCTTTACTACACCCACGAGCTAAAATTTCTCTAGAAAAGTCTTCTGGTCTTTGTTTGTATTGCTCTAACATAACTTTACTTGAACAAATATAATTATCTGTTATATCACCTTTATGCCACCCAACATATAGCTTGTTTGTTTTAACATCTGTCCAACAGTAAACAAAAGAATCCATTACTATCCCATGAAGAAATCTAGAGGTGCAGACTTATTCTGCAGTTCGTCTTCGAGTTCTTTAATTTCTGTAGTGGCTTCATCATAAAGTTTATCACCATCCAGAGTTACACCACCTGGAAGTTGAATGCCAGAGAATTTCTTAATGTTAGTTGCCCACTGCTTTTTAAACAATGAAGTAACATAATGTTTCAACCATGGCTCGTTGTAAACTTTAGACCATGTAGTTGGATCCATTGGACGATATGCTTGAACGATAATGTAATCACCAAGAATGAAGTCTGTTGCCCAATTGGCATCTAGGTATAAACGACCATTTAAACGATTAAATCTAAATCTTTGATGACCATTTAATTCAAAGTCTAGCAATGCCAAATGTGACATAACTGTTTTGTAGTAGATTAAAGAAGTAGATGTTAAATCATACAAATCATTTAATCTTAACTGGTATTGCAAATCGAAAATGTTCTTTGAAGAGGATGCTTGCCCTGCAGATATAATTTGAGTAACACCCCAAACATAGTCTGGAATTTCAATATAACGATTATCGTATTCACGGATTATTATAGATGACAGAGTAGCAGTATGTCCTGCTGATCCATTAATAGTTTCACCTGCAGTAAATGTACCAACAACATTTCTAACTAACAATAAAGTACCAGAAGATGCTCTTTGAGATTCTCGACACACTTCGGCAGTTGCACCACTCGTTGCTCCATTAATAACTTCAGCAAGAGAAAAAGTAGATGCCACAGAAGCAGTAAGAGTTATCTCAGAAGCACGAATCAATTGTTTTAGATAGATCTGCTCTACACCTTCATAGTGATATAGTTTCCAGTAGTCTAATGCTTCATCAATTCGATCTTCGATTTGATCATCGTCCACATTAATCTCAAGCACTGGTGCACCCAATGCTCTTAATGCATATTCTTTTAATCCAGTTCTGGTAGAGACAGCAGCCATTTTAGTTACCTAACTTTGCTTTAAGTTCTTCGATTTGTTTTTGTTGCTCTTTAATAGCTTCAACCAATAATGGAACTAAACGATCGTAATGAACAGTTAAATATTGTGCATCAATAGGTGCAGGAACAACAACCTCAGGTAGAATAGCTTGAACTTGTTGAGCGGAAACACCAACTTCTTCTTTAGAAGCATCATAGCCCAATGCTACTGCAGTTTCATTTGCATGGTAGTGGAAACCATCAAGAGAAAGAACTTTCTCAAGAGCATTCTGAATATTACCAGTACGAGTTTTTAAACGATCGTCAGAGTAGTATGCAGTAATCTGGTTAGTTGCTCGGATTTCACCAGCAGTACCAGAACCAGCAGTACCAACACCAATAGAGTTAAACTGAGAGTTTTGAGTAGTGCTAGTAAATGTTGCAGCAGAACCAGTTGTATTTTGGTTTAGCGTTGGAAAAGTGCAGTTGGTTAGCGTACCAGAAGTTGGAGTTCCAAGAGCAGGACTGACCAGCGTTGGTGATGTTGCCAGAACATTGGCACCAGTACCAGTTAAAGTACTGAAAGCAATAAAGTCAGCATCAAAATCTGCAGCAGTAGTTAATGTAGTACCGATACAGAGAATGTGTGCAGTTACACTTGGAATAACAGTGGCTACTAAGTTACCACCAGAAGAGTTAATAGTTAAGTTACCAGTAGAATTATTTTCAATTTCATAACACATACCTGTTGTTAATGTGCTAGTAACAGGAAGAACAACAGTTTGTGTTGAAGTGCCAGTAAATAACTGTTGTCTATTGCTTGACGAAGTTAGCGTAGTAGTACCAGCTGCAGTAGCAGTTGTAGTATAACCAAGTTTAATGTTATCAATAGCTGGAAGAGAAATTGTTGGTGCAGTTCCAAATACTAAAGCACCAGAACCAGTCTCATCGGACATAGAGGTTGCTAGTTGTGAAGAAGTAATAGAACCAGAAGCAGTTCCATACAATGTACCAGAAGTTGGTAATGTCACATTAGTTGCAGCAGTGGCTGTAAACAATTGACTAAATGATCCAGCATGGGTAACTGAACCTGCCAGTGTTAATGTATTGGCTCCATTATTAACACCAGTACCACCATATGTTGGTCCAACGATAGTACCTTGCCAAACACCAGTGCCGATAGTTCCAACAGAAGTTAGCGAAGAACCTACTACAGTAGTACCCAATGCAGTTGCAGAAAGCATTGAGACATTATTAATCTTAAATACTTTTCCAGTTGCGATGTTCCAGTTTTCAGAACTTGTCCAGTTGTTATTAGTATTATCATAAATGATAGTTTTATTTGTAGTACCAAGTAAAGTAATACCACCACCATTGGCAGTTGTATCAGTAGGTGAAGCAATAGAACCTAATTCAATATTGATATCATCAACAGTAAGAGTAGTTGAATTTACAGTAGTAGTTGTGCCGTTTACAGTTAAGTTACCAGTAATAACTGTATTAGCATTATTAATCGTTAGTGTGCCAGTCGCAGCACCGATAGAAACTGTAGTAGCTGCACCAAAAGCATTGACAGTAGTGGCAGTTGCGTTGAACACATTCTGCGTTGTCTGAGTTCCAACTAATGTGCCAGTGTAATCTTTTAAGTTAGTTCTATTCCACTGACCAATTTGAACTGCTGCAGTAACACCAGCATTCTGCGCATAGAAATCTAAATCTCCGTTAGCAGCACCTGCAGCTGTTTCAGCTAAAATATATGTAAATCCGTTGACAGCTTTAACACCACCAAGCGATGACCAAGCAGCAGAAGAATATCCTTCAAATGTAGATTGAGTAGTATTGTAACGAATCATACCATTTGCTGATGTGTATGGTCGTTGAGCAGTAGTTCCAGTTGGAACTTGTAAGAATCCAAAAATAGTAATAGCAGTAATAGTGCCAACAGTTGGTATAGTTCCACCAGTAACTGTTACGGTAATACTTGTTCCAGAAACAACACTGGCAACTAATACGCTAGTCGGAGTTCCACCAAAAAGAGTTCCCGTACCAGCAGTTGCTGTAATATTTTGACCAACTAAAATTCCAGCAGTTGATGATATACCAGTAATTGTTGCTGTCCATGGACCAGTACCAGAAACGGAAGCAACAGATGCGCTACCATAACTACCATTTCCCATTGTTATAGAAACTACTCCATTAAGAGAATTGCTAGTATCACCGAATGGTACTGTAGTAGTACCTATTGTAATTTGACCAGCAGCAAACACTGGTGCAGTAGAAGCACCAGTTGATTTTAAGAATGTTCCAGCAGCACCAGCTGTTACGAATGAAGTTTGATTTGTGTCAAGCTGAATGACAATCTGACCAGCAGAACCACCAGCAATATTAGTTGCTGTTGTGGCATTAGTAGCAGTACCAGTAGTAAGACTAGAAGCATTAACCCAAATTGGTGTTCCAGAACCAGCAGATTGTAATAGCTGACCAGAAGTTCCAGCAGAGTTAAGAGCTAAACCCCCAGATGTAGAATAAGCAACTGCACCTGCTGCAGCAGTTAGTGAAGAACCAGTACCACCATACAACAATCCTATCGCATTACCAGACCAAACAGATCCAGTTGATAATGTTTTATTGGTTAGTGACTGAGTAGCAGCAAGAGTAACAACTGTCCCCCCACCACCAGCAGTGGAACCGTCGTGCAAACGCAATGTTTTTATATCGGTGTCATAGGTGATCTCACCTTGCGCTCCCGTAAAAGCATTGTTTTGTGTAGTTGTACCTCTTCTAAATTGTACTTGGGATGACATTTATAATTCCTCTTTCGATATATTTATGCTTGCGCTTCAGACCAAAATAAATTAATATTCGCAACAGCTGCAGCACTGTCTAAGTTTTTAACAACAATTGCCAACATGTCTGGTCCGTCTGGATAGTTAGCGTAGCCACCAATTGATGAGTTTGATAATTCTTTCAACTGACCCAAGTCAATTTCAGCGAAACCATTTGGTTGACCAAGAGTTGAAAAGTTCTGTTCGCCTGGAGTTGCAGCAGTTGAACTGCTTATAGAAATTTGAGCAAAAGAAGGCTGCGAACCAAGAGCAACAGTATTAACA